GTTCGAGTCCCACCACCGGCATTGATTTTTCAAGAAAAACGGGCTGTTGCGCTAACTTTTGCGCTAACAGCTCTTTTTTTTGTGCCTGTCGGAGAAGACTTTCACGGCTTCCAGCGCCTGCGCTTCTTCCTGATCGGCGATAGAATTTTGGTAGATGGCGGCGAGGACCGGCGAGCCGGGACGCCATCCGCCCATCCGCTCGATGGTGCGCTGAGGGATGCCGGCATAGTGGAGCTGTGAGGCGAAGAAGTGACGGAGCGTGTGGATGCCGCACGAGCGCCCGCAGGCGCGGAGAGAGAGTTTTCGGAAGGCGTTGGTAATCTGGCCGGGGGTCATGCTTATCGTGCCTTGACGGAGCGGAGAGAGCGCGAAACCGGGCATATGGACGGTGCGGACGGACGTGTCATTCTTCGGCATCTGCTTGATGATCCAATCTTTGTTTCTGGTAAAGATCATATCCTTAGTGACTCGGACGGTGCACTGCTGGAAATCGATGTCCTCCATGGTCAGGGCGCACAGCTCGCCCCGCCGCAGGCCGCCGAAGGCTGCAAGCATGATCGCCTTTTTCACGTCGGCCTTGTCCGCGGCGTCATAGAGCGCCCACACCTCATCCGTCGTTGGCACATAGACGTCCTTCCGCGCCTCGGCCTTGTGCGTGATCTGGGACGCGTCAAAGCCCGCCCCGAACATCCGCAGGGAGCTGTTGAGGAAGGACGCGGCCTTCTTCGCGGTCGCTCGGCTGTGATCCACGGAAAATTCCGATAGCCACCGTTGCACGTCTTCCTGCGTGAGGTCGCGGATCCGGATCTCGCTGATCGAGTCGTAATAGTTCCGCAGTTGGCTCTCGTACGACCTGAGCGTGCTCTCAGACAGCACGGAGCCCTTGGCCTCGACATAGCGTCGCATGGCCTCGTGTACGGTCATATCAGCTACGGAACGCTTTCCATGCTCCATCCTATAGGCCGCGGCGAGATCTTCCGCCTCCGCGCGTGTGGCGGCAGTGAAGGACTTAATGATCTGCTTCCGCTTGCCGTCAACGATCTTGTCCCCGAGGTAAAGCTGACAGCGCCACTTGCCGTTCTTTTGTTTTTTTGCTTTGGGCATCGAAATTCCTCCGATCGCAACAATAATTACGAGATCTCAAAGATAATTCGCATTAATTCGTGCGTTTGCGTGCGTTATTCGTGCGTTAACGCGACAATAATTTTGAGATGCGGTCGAGCTGTCTGATCATGATAAAATTCTGTTCAACAATCGTTCGGGTATAGGTGGCGGTCAGGCGGGCAAATTCCTTCTCATTTCCGCTGAGGAGCGCCCCGAATTCTGACATACCGGTGCCGGTCAGCTCGCTCGCTATCTTCTGGAGACTCTTTATGTCCTCCGGATCGGACAGATTGCCGAGCCCGAATTTGTCGAGAAGCGCCTGCTCCTTCTGTGCCTGAATCGCCGCTTTTTCTTCTGCTGACTTAAATAGTGCCATTTTTCATTCCTCCTTTAAGTGTCTTAAGTAAAATAACTGCCGTCTTTATCTGCTCAGGCGTACAGCCTGCAGCGGCCTCGATGAGCTCCTGAAGGGCGCATGACATTTCATCGGTCGGCCTGTGTACCGGCTCACCGATCGGGTGCTCTTCCATGATATCGGAGCGGGTGCAACCGAAATATTTGCAAAGCATATCGATCTTGTTCATGCGCGGGACGCGCGTCCCATTCATCCAAGATGAAAGAGTCGACTTGTTAATGCCTAGTGCTTTTGCCACTTCCGTCTGTGTCTTTCCTGACTCGTAGATGATTCTCTTTAAATTCCTACTCGTTACTTTCCCGTAATTTTGGATATCCATTTCTCATTCCTTCCGCTCCCCTAGGGACGATCATACAACAAAATGCAAAAAGAGTCTACATTCTGCCTTGACAGTTTACATTGTGTAGACTATACTAGTGCTCGTTGCAGGAAGTATTCGCACAGAAAAATCAAGGAAAAGGAGGTGACAAGATGGCTAAAATTCCGTTAAGGGCGGCAAGAGTGGCGGCAAACCTTACGCAGGAAGAGCTCGCGGAGCGAATGTCTGTGTCGAGGGCATCTATTAACAACTGGGAAAACGGGCGTGCGGAGATCAAACCGGCGTTCCTGTGCATGTACTGCCAGATCACGGGCTTCGACGTGGATGATATTATTTTGCCCGAAGTGTCCACATAATGTGAACTAATTCCACGAAAGGAGGAGATATGATCATGATCAGGATCAACGAGGACTACCTCATCCGGATTAACCAGTACGAGTTCGCCGTCATGAAAGACATGCACCGGACGAAGAAGGATCACGGGAAGGACTTCCATGTTTATGACTGTATTGGGCATTACAGCAGTCTGGAACGCGCGCTACAGGGCGTGATAGACGCGAATCGTCACGCGGTGTGGGAAATGCTCGATTGCGACCTTAAGGACGCTGTCGCCGTGCTTTCCCGAAGCGAGACGGCGCTTCTGGAGGCGATCAAAGCGGCATTCCCGCACAGGAGGATCAAGGTTGAGGAGGTGCCGTGATGGCACGCCCGACGAAGCGTAACTATTATTCCAGTCAGATCAGGCAAGAGATCTTCGGGCAAGGCCGCTCCGCCGCATGGATCGCGGAGAAGACCGGCATCCCGGAATCGACGGTCCGGAGCTGGAGGGCAGACCCGGGCAAGATGCCCGCTTACCAGTATCTGAGGATTAAGCAGTTAATCAAATAGGGGGAAAAAGATGTCAAATAAGGGGACAAGAAGAGAGTTAACCGCGCCCGTATGGTTTGACCAGTGGACGCGACAGGCCGACAGCAGACGGGCACGGAAGCGCGAGGTCACGGAAGCGCTCATGCTGATCGCCAACGTGCTGACCGTCGCGGGGCTTCTGGTGACGCTCATCGGAGTCATGTGGATTGACTCCATGGACGTAACGAGCGGCAACGTGGTCATGTCGCTCGTCGGAATCGTCATGCTGATAGTCGGCGCAAGGGTCCGCATTGAGGCGGAGTTTGGAGGGTACAGGTAATGACGTTGAAAGAGTTTTTTGTAAATACCGACATCGAGTGTATCCATGTCGGAAACGTGTCCGGTCACTGGCACGACGATCACGTGCTCGATTACATCGTCGACCACCAGACGGAGGAGGTCGACGAGGAGCGAACACGGAGAGAGGGCGACACTGTTTACGTATATCTGAAGAAGGGAGGCAGATTATGAAGACTGAGCAGGACGGCATCACGATTGAAATCAGTGGTGCGAAGATCGACCAGATCGAGACCATCGAGATCTATTTCCGCGGATGGAGGGAAGGACTCGACAGGTCGACCACAATCACCACTTACGGAGAGAAGGGGGAGACAAATGTTACGGATTGAAATTAACACCGGCGAAGGCAGCTCGATCGAGAGCGCGGGGAACGGCTTCGAATATCTTTGCGACTGTGCAAGCGCGATCACCGCGATGTGCAACTCTCTTAAGCCGCGTCTCGGTGGCGACAAAGAGAAGGCCGTGGAGCTCATGGATGTCATCTATGAAGCGGCCATGGACGCATACCGTGACGGCGTTCAGATCGTGGAGCCGGTCAAATACGCGACACGGAGAACCCTGGGCGAACTGCTTGCGGAGGACACGGAATGATGTCCGCCGATAACTGGGCTGACTACGACGCCCAGAAGGAAGAGGCAGAACGCCGGTGGCTCCGTGCCCGCCCCGTCTGCAATCTGTGCGGGGAGCCGATCACTGACGACTACTGCTACGTGATCACGGAGTACCCTGACCACGAAGAGCGAATGCTCTCATGCGTGCACGGCGGCTGCGTCCGCCGGTACAAGCGCCGACACAAAGATAACTTCATGGAGCTGATCGAGAACATTCTCGATAATTATTATGACCGCACACCGTGCGATCAGAACGAAGAGGAGGAATATTGATGTCATTACCAGTTTTAGTGATAGGCCGCTCAGGTTCGGGGAAGACCTACAGCCTTAAGAACTTCCGACCCGGCGAGGTCGGGATCATCTCTGTCGAAAAAGGCCGCTTGCCATTCAAAAGCGAGCTTAAGCCGGTGCGGGTGCCGAATTACGCCGACAATCCCGATATCAGGGACGCAGGGCAGGCCAACGCCGTAAAATACGCGTGGATCACGAACGCAATCAGGCAGGCCAAAGCGCTGTCAATCGTGATCGACGACAGCCAGTATTTGCTTGTCAATGAGCTTTTCGATCGCACATACGAGAAGGGCTACGACAAGTTCACATCTATCGCCGCGAAATTCCGCGACTTAATCCACTACGTCAACGAACTGAATCAGGACGACAAGATCGTCTACTTCCTGCATCACTCCGAATCTGACACGGACGGGCGGGAGAAGGTGAAGACAATCGGGAAGATGCTCGACGAAAAGCTGACCATCGAAGGATGCTTCGACATCGTCCTCTATTGTCAGGATCACAAATTCTTCACCCAAAGCAACGGGCAGAGCACCGCAAAGAGCCCCGAGGGAATGTTCGATCTGGAAATCCCGAACGACCTGAAGGCGGTCGACGCGGCGATTCGGGAATACTACGGGATGGGGTAACGTGATGGAATATATTCCGGATAAACGCTTATATTCAGCGGTAATGTTTGCCCTAAAAATGTGTCCTACTTTACAAATGTCTAATGATTCTAAAATCACTGTCGCGGCAAATTATTATCAAGTTGATTATGCAGATGTTTTGCGAATAGTTAGAGATGAGCTTTGGAAAGCGGAAAAAAACGAGGCCAAAAAGGACACAAAGCACTGGCACACCATATTTAACCCGCAAGCAAAAGACATTTTAGGCATGGGCTGGGGGCAAGACTTTATACTTATTTGTCCGCATTGCGGGAAGTGTTATTCGTGCAATGTACACGATGACCGCACGCTAGATAAATTATTCATTTCCCGCTGCAGTTGTGGTTTTTTTGATGAGGATCAAAGAAAATTCACAAGAAAAGATTGTTACGAGCGTTTGATGGGAGGTGATTAATTGGGGCTTGCTTACCTGCCAGACGGGAGCCTGATTGACTACGCGGAATACCTCAGGCACCCGCACTGGCAAAAGGTGCGGGCGGCGCGATTTGAATTTGACGAAGGCCGGTGTGTGATCTGCCGGCGGGATCTGCACAACAAGCCGTACCAAACGCATCATCTTAGTTACCAGAGGTTAGGACACGAGCGGATCAGGGACGTCGTCACCCTGTGCAACGCCTGCCACTTAGACTTCCACGAGAACTGGAGCAAAAGCCAGTTCTGGAAGGGCAAGGAAAAGGGGCACTGGGAAGTGTTCGACCTGCATCATACCGCTCAGTTATGTGCCCACTATTGGCGGCGGGATCAGCTGATCAGCCGCAATCCGGATGACCCGAACCTGTGCTCAAAGCAGGCCAGCAGGGATTTGCTTGACGAGTATTTCCGGGACTTCGGCCTCACGGCTCACCCGATCATCGACCCGAACGATATCAGCCTATTCGTCCGAAATAAGCGATATGAGCTCTTTTTTGACGCCGAGAGCCGCGGCCTGACCGTCGAGCAATTCCTCGATGACTATTACGGTCCGAAGGTACGTGGCAAAAATCCGCTTCGGACACAGGCAGGACGGAAGGGCGGGCCGTTCGATCACACGCCCGAGTCATTCCACCGCCATTACAGCGAGAACAACAACATCATGATTTTAATGCAGGAGGTGCAGAGAATTGAGGAAAGCACTTGAGAACATGGTCTACAAGTATTTTGTGGAGATCGTCAACAGCGGAGACCGCGACCCGGAAGTGCT